CCGTAGGCAGTATCCAGTATGAGCTGATTGATAAGCAGTTTGACTGTATGGCAAAATATCTTTCATGGGATATGCTTTTCAAAAAATCATATTATGCAACAGCCAGAGATGAACTTGAAAAAAACAAGGATTCCATGAACGAACTTGAGGGAATCGGAAAAAATTTATAAAGCACGTTCCAAATTCCAGCTTGTAAATCTCAATAGAATAGCAGTTTATTAGCATCGGTCGGAAAAATCTGATCGGTGCTTTCTTTATGCTCGGCAGCAATGCCGGGCAATTTTTATGCCCATTTTGCAGAGAGGAGGTGCGCTATGGCGGGAAGTAGAATCAAGGGTATCACGGTCGAGATCGGCGGCGATACCACCAAACTACAGACAGCCTTAAAGGGTGTCAATTCAGAAATCAAGAATACGCAGAGCCAGCTCAAGGATGTCGAAAAGCTCTTAAAACTGGATCCAGGCAACACCGAGCTGCTTGCGCAGAAGCAGAAGCTCCTCTCCAGTGCCGTCAGTGAAACAAAGGAAAAGCTCGCTACTCTCAAGACTGCTGCAGAGCAGGCAAACCAGGCACTTGCGAATGGTGACATTTCCAAAGAACAGTACGATGCTCTTCAGAGGGAGATCATCGAAACGGAAGAAGATCTCAAAAAGCTGGAGACACAGGCAAATCAGTCTGCCACTGCTATGCAGAAGATTGCTACTACTGGTGAAAGCCTGAAGTCCGCAGGCGATAAGGTTTCCTCCGCCGGTGAAAAGCTCCTTCCTGCCTCTGCTGCAGTTACAGCTCTTGGCGTTGCTGCTGTAAAAACAGCATCCGATTTCGATTCTTCTATGAGCCAGGTAGCCGCAGTGTCCGGTGCAACCGGAGAGGATTTCGACAAGCTCCGTGCAAAGGCTCGTGAGATGGGTGCGAAAACCAAGTTCTCAGCATCCGAGGCTGCAGATGCCATGAACTACATGGCGATGGCCGGATGGAAAACCTCCGACATGCTGGATGGTATCGAAGGTATCATGAACCTTGCTGCGGCATCTGGTGAGGATCTTGCCACCACATCAGATATTGTAACCGATGCACTGACTGCATTTGGTCTGACTGCCAAAGACTCCGGGCATTTCGCAGACATCCTTGCGGCGGCAAGCTCCAATGCAAATACAAATGTGTCCATGATGGGTGAAACCTTCAAATACTGTGCTCCGATTGCGGGTGCGCTTGGATTTTCTGCTGAGGATACCGCAGAGGCCATCGGTCTTATGGCGAATGCTGGCATCAAATCTTCACAGGCCGGTACCTCTCTTCGTACCATCATGAATAACCTTACTGGCGAGGTGAAGCTCTCCGGCAAGTCTATCGGGGATGTGACGATTGCAACCACCAATGCCGATGGATCGATGCGAAGTCTTATGGCAATACTTGCAGACTGCCGGTCCGCCTTCGGGCAACTCTCCGATTCTGAGAAGGCCTCCAATGCAGAAGCGCTCGTCGGAAAGAATGCCATGTCCGGCTTCCTTGCTCTCATGAACTCCGCACCTGGAGACATTTCAAAGCTCGAAGGTGCGATCAAGAACTGTGATGGCACCTCTGAGAAGATGGCAGAAACCATGCAGGACAACCTAAGTGGTCAGCTTACGATTCTGAAATCGCAGCTTCAGGAGCTTGCTATTTCCTTTGCAGATCTCATGATGCCTGCGATTCGTTCTCTAGTGACAGCGCTGCAGGGACTTGTTGACTTTCTCAATAAGCTGCCGGAGCCGGTAAAACAGATCATCCTCGTGGTGGCACTTCTCGTGGCTGCTCTTGGACCGGTCCTTATCTTTGTAGGAAAAATCATGAGTGCAGTCGGCTCTATCATGACGATGGCACCGAAGATTGCAGGTGCCGTGAATACGGTCACGGGAGCCATCAAGGGCATCGGTGCAGCGACCTCCGGAATTAGCGCTGTGCTGAAGGTGTTCTCCGGCATTGGTCTTGTAATCGGTGGTGCTATCACCGCAGTGAAGAACTTCATCGATATGTTCCAGAATGGATTCTCTGTGATAAAGGATATCCTGATGGGCCTTGGCATCGCTCTTGCTGCTGTTGGCGCTGTTATTCTTGGTGCTCCGGCACTGGTTGCAGGCGTGGTAGCCGCGATTGTCTTTGCAGTGGCGAATCTTGTCATTGTGATCAAAGAACACTGGGCGGAGATTGGAACCTTCCTTTCAGGCTTGTGGGAGAACATCAAAACACTTGTAGGGACAGCATGGCAGGCAATCTCCGATACGATTGGAAGCATCGTCTTTGGCATTGCAACGTTTCTTTCCGGTATCTGGACAAGCATTGCTACGACTGCTTCTTCCATCTGGACTGCAATCAGCACGACCGTCGGTGGCATTGTGCAGGGTATCGTCGATACAATCACAAATATCTGGAACGGATTTATGTCGGTTTTCGGCCCGCTGCTCGAAGCATTTCGATATCTATTTGAAACCATCTTTCAGGCCATTCAAATCTTGATTGGCATGGCGATGGATGCGATCAGTACAAAGCTCCAGGAGATCTGGAATGCCATCGTTGCCTTCCTGACTCCGCTTCTCACTGCACTACAGAGTTTTTTCCAGACGATCTGGATGGCCATTCAGACTGTGGTGACTACGGTGTTGACCACGATCCAGTCCATCTTTACGACGGTCTGGAATGCCATCAAATCGGTAGTAACGTCTGTGCTGAATGCCATCAAGGGTGTAGTGACAAGTATCTGGAACAGCATCAGCAGCTATATCTCTGGTGTGATGAATACCATTAAGAACACGGTTTCTTCCATCTGGAATAGCGTAAAGTCGGCTGTCGGTAGCATCATTGGTCAGATTTATAACGTGATCCATTCTGGCTTTGAACGTGCCGTCAGCTACGTCAAGGGTCTTGCTTCTCAGGCATTCAGTTGGGGCCGCGACCTCATCATGGGTATCGTGAATGGCATCAAGTCAGCTGTTGGCGCAGTTACCGATGCGGTAAATGGTGTAGCAAACAAGATTCGTTCCGTACTGCACTTCTCTGTACCGGATGAAGGACCACTCACTGATTATGAATCCTGGATGCCAGACTTCATGGCAGGCCTTGCTCGTGGAATTGAACAGAGCAAGAGCCTTGTGGCAAAGGCAATGGATGGGGTAGCCGCAAACATGGTGATCAACCCGCAGATTGGAAGAATAGAAACTGCTACAGCCACTGCATCTGCCGGAACAGCCGATACCTTCTCTGGTATCACTGCAGCAATCCGTGAAGGTCTCGCTGGTGTAACTGGTCAGTCAGGAGACATCGTAATTCCGGTATACCTTGGCGGCACGATGTTAGATGAAGTCATTGTCAATGCCCAGCAGAGGGCAAATCTCAGAAGTGGAGGTCGGTAACAATGGCATTTATGCAATATTTGAATTTCAATGGTACTGCCCTCCCACTTCCGGATTCCTATGACCTCTATCTTTCCGATGTAGAGGCGGATTCCAGCGGTGAAACGGAAGCAGGTACTACGCAGCGGGATGTCGTAAGGACGGGTGTCGTGAAGATATCCGTCTCTTTCTCTGTATCCCCAAAATGGCTGAAGCAGCTGACGGCCTATTCCAAGCTACCAAAGCTGACGGTCCAATATTTTGATACCGAGAATTTATCCCAAAAAGAAGCAGAAATGTATATCAGCGGATTTAAGGCGAAGCTCAAAAAGGACACATCCTATAAGGGACTGTGGACAGTGAGCTTTACCCTGAACGAATTTTAGTGGAGGTGACGCTGTGTATCCAGTATCGGATGCCTTTATGCAGGCAATCAAAAGCAACACAAGAAAATATTACTGGACCGGCACGATCACCACCAGTGATAAGAAAACCTATGAATTTGGAAATGAGGATATCCTAAAAGGCAGCGGATATATTTCGAGGCAGTGTTGCGGAAACTCTGAAATTGAGCTTGGCTCAGTGTATGCCGCAGAGCTTGGAATCAGTCTGTTTTGCGATATTGACCGATACACCCTGGACGGCGCAGAAATCAAGCTCTGGTTCCATCTGCTGCTTGACGATGGCAGTACAGAGAGCATTCCGATGGGTGTGTTCTATGTGGCCGAAGCCAATCGCCGTATCAAAACACTGGAGCTGAAAGCCTATGATGGAATGCTGAGCCTGGATAAATCCTTCAATAAAGGCCTTTCCAGTGCAGCTCCCTATGAATTTCTTTCTCTGTTATCGAAGGCCTGTCATGTGGAGCTTGCGCAAACAAAGGAAGAAATCGAAGCCCTGCCGAATGGCACGGAGCTGCTTGGTATCTATCAGGATAATGACATCGAATCGTGGCGTGATTTTCTCTATTACCTTGCCCAGACGCTTGGCTGCTTTGCAGTTATTAATCGTTATGGAAAGCTTTCTCTGACCTCTTACGGAAGCACGCCAGTCATGGCCATTGATATTCGTCATCGGTTCAGCAGCAGCTTTTCCGATTTCGTTACTCGCTACACAGCGGTCAGCTCTACAAACAAAAAGACGGAAACGGCAGAATACTATGCGAAGGATCCGGATGATGGACTGACAATGAATCTCGGAGTGAATCCGCTTCTGCAGTTTGGCTTGGAAGAAACGAGGAAACGAATCATTAACACAATTCTCGATGTTGTTTCGAATGTCGAGTATGTACCCTTTGATTCAGAAACCATCGGCAATCCTGCGCTGGACTTGGGAGATGTGCTCCGCTTTACCGGCGGCCATGCAGATGAAACCAAGCAATCTGCAATCACTTCTATCTACACAAAAATCAATGGAAAGCAAACTGTGAAATGTGTCGGCAAGAATCCAAGACTTGCTGCAGCAAAAAGTAAGAACGATAAAAACATCAATGGCCTAATCAGCTCCATTGGAGAAACAAAGCTCAGTATTTATACTTTCACCAATGCCCTGGCACTGGATTCCGGAGAAGAAAAGCTGTCCATCATCAACATGGAGTTTGCATCCGGTGATGAGACCAATGCGGAATTTCATGCCCAGGCGATCATGGAGGTGGAAAGCAATCCTGATACGAGAACACTTACTGCAGAAACGACCATTGACCTTGGAACAACCACAGATAACGAGGGAAACGAAGTTGAAAACAAGAAGGTGATTTCCTTTCCACTCTCCTGGAATGAGGACGGGAAAACTGCACTCTCCGTTTTCTATGTGCTGGATGGTCATGAGGTTGAAGAATTCCACCCGAAGGAATCGTGGCTCAGCGGCAAGCATCTCCTGACGCTCTATTACCCGATCATCGGCCTTACGGCAAATCAGCTTCATACCTTCGAGGTGCTGATCTCCATGAAAAATGGAACCGGGCATATCGAGGCACAAAACATTATGGCGACCATCACCGGCCAGGGGCTTGGTGTGCAGGAACGCTGGGATGGACGGATCACGGCAGACGATACACTGAAGAAGATTCTTCTTTCCTCTATGCCAACACATACGCTGCATGACACGGTTACGGTACATTTCCTTGCTCCGAAAAAGACAGGATTAAATGACCACGTGACATCTATCTCCTTAACCGGAATGCCGATGCGGTCCATGAAGGATTCGCTTCGACTCTTTGCACCGATTGTACATGATGAGGTAGAAACCGCGGATAAAAAGAAGATGCATTACCAGAAGGAATATATCCTTGATGATGACGTATTCAAACTTCGTAAAGAGTATGCCCTCTCTGGATATAGCAATGTTCGCCTTGATCGTGGTCGGATGCTGAAGCTTGTGATTCCGACTGGGAACTTCGATAGCTTGACCGGTCTTACAATTCTGCCATTTGATACGCTTCCCTTTAACAATATGAAGATTTTGTTTGCTGCTGACCTCCCGCTGAATAGCTTTACTGAGCTTACCGATGGTGCCGTAAAGCTGAAGAAATCTTTTAGCACACGTATTTCTGGTCAGGACCAGGAGATCGACCGGGGACGACTTGCCGTATTTTCACTTGGGCTTCAGAACATGACCGAAATAACAGAACTGGAGGTAAGCAATGTTTGATTATGGAACTATAGAGGATCTTTTAAAGAGCACAGAGCACATGGAGATTCTTCGAAATAATTCTCTGCAGGATGATGGCACCGATACCGTGAAAGGCGTTGACTGGTTTCAGTACAAAGGAAAAACAGCCTCTACCCTTTATGTCAGTGGCAACTCCTGGATTGGCTTTGGTGAGAATACCGAGCAGCTGAAAATCGTCCGCAGGGATACCGATCTTATGACGCTACGAAGAGAGGAAGGCACGATCTGGGGAACCTACAAGTTCCTTCGTATCCGCTGGGAAGGCTACTCTGTGCATGGCAATCGAAACGAAGCCACTCGGATGGTCTGGGATGCAATTCTTTTCGATACCGGAGAAATCTGTGTCTCCTTTGACACGATTCCAACGAACAGCAGTTACCTGGCAGATTCCAGCCTGGTTACCGGGAATGGCACGATTTCCTTTACAGCCCTTACTGGAAAGATCATCTCTTTTAAGCCAAAGGACGAATCCGGGAACAGCTTTGAATATGTGGATCATGCACCTGTTTTTCTTGATCCATACAACCGAAGGTATCTCATTTCGGATGCCGATGGCGCACTGTATACCGTAGGAGAAAATGCTCTTATTAAATTGGAAGAAACCAAACCCACAGCAGAGCTTTTTGAGACACATGGTGTACAGGATATCCCGGATGGAAAGCTTCTCATCACGCTGCATGATCCGACCATCCTTTATTGGCATGATTCCGAGAATCTCTTCCCGGACATGAAGGTACGCTACACAGGAGTACCAATTCCACAGGTGCTTTATTCCGAAAACATCGATATGTCAGATTCCACGATTCTTGGCATTGAAAAGGTAACTGCTGACTGCTCGGACGAGGCATTGTTTGCGGTCTCCTTTGATGACGGAACAAGCTGGTGGAGCTGCATGAATGCTGTGTGGGCAAAGCTGTCCGAGGAGAAATCCGGAATGTCAAAGGTTGCTCTCGAAGCCATCAGTGTGGATTCCTGGGCGGAGAAAGCAACCACCGGACAGCTAAAATATCGATTTATCATCAGCGGTGCAGACGGATATCTCAAGTCCATCACAACCGACTATCTGAATACGGAGGAATAATGATGCTGAAAGGAAAAAGTGTAATCGAACTTACAGATATCCATACCGGCAAAAAAGAGCACTACGAAGACACAAACCTAGTGACGGAAGCCGCGATGGATGTTCTGAACTGCAACATTAAAGGAATGCTTTATAACAACACCACATTTAATGGTTCCAATGGGGATGATTGGATGCTGCCGCTTAAGAAAAATATCATGGGGGGCATCCTTTTATACCAGAATGCACTTGAGGAGCGTGCAGACAATATCTATGCTCCGCTGAATAATCCGCTGATCGGCTATGCCTCGGATGACGCCAATAACACAGAGGATATCCGGCGAGGCAGTCGGAACCTCACCGAGAGCAAGGAAGTGGATGGCGGGTATCGCTTTGTCTGGGACTTTGCTACTTCACAGGCAAATGGAACGATTTCTGCTATCTGTCTATCCAACACGCTGGCCGGAAAAGGAACGCAATATGCTGGTAACTACATGGTACGGATTGGTACCTGGTCGTTGAATGCAAACAACATTTATAAGCCAGACTGTATGCGAGGAAATAAGCGTGTATATATTGGTGAGGGATATCGTTTGGAAATGACAACGTATTATAACTCCACCCAGGCAACGCTTAAAAAATTTCATGACGATTATCTTCACGCTGCTCTTGTTGATCGTTCTTTAACAAGAATAACTACAGAAGCAAATGAGGAAAATACAATTGAATTAAATCATTACCCGATGTATACCCACTACAGTGGAAGCAGCAAGGACGGTACGGAAGAACCATATAGCAGCAGTTCAGATATCTGGAATTATCTGTATCATGCTGCAGATGGAAAATGGTATGGATTAGTCAGGCGAGAAAACCGTAAATATAGTTACACCAGCAGCGGCAGAGATTACTATGATCACGTAAATTATGAGTGGTATATGGACTGTATTGATGGTAGCAAATGCACCACGCAGAAGGTTATCGCTCCGAGTGACATCAGTGAATTCTATAGCTTCGGTATGAGCGGAAAATGGCTCATGTGCTATACAGGCAATAAAGTGTATCGCATTGATACCACAAACATTGCAAACATTGAGCTGGTGCCGAATATCGCCTATACTTCGTCAAGCATTTGGACCTATATCGTAGATGATGACATTGTGATTAATGGTTGGTATTTCCTAAATGGTGAGCCCAAACTCTATGTTCGCGATACACCAGATGCAAGCCGTGTAGCCTGGGGACGAGATCAAATGAGCCGTTATAAAACATATGCTATTAGAGAGTGGATGTATCGCTATTCAGATTACTACCTATATCGAGAACTTTATTTGTTCACGCCATACCTTGCCACCATCAATAACCTGGGTACTCCGGTCATCAAGACCGCAGATAAGACCATGAAAATCACATACACCATAACAGAGGAATGATGGAAATCTACGCTACTCAATAGGCCCCAAACATGCATCATAGTTATTAAAGAACCCTGGATCGAAGGCTTCGAGTGTTTCTTCAAGAGTCTCTTTATTAGAGAGCGTATGAAGAATCGTCTCGGGCTTTTTCCTTTTGCCCCAAAGTACGATAAGCGTCAACACATGGTTTCTGCCATCGAGGTAACCAATATTATATACATTTTCTAATGCGTTCATTATAAAACCCTCCGTATTCGAAGATAGCGTAGAACACGGAAAGAGGATCGTCCATTCACTGGACGGTATAGAAGTATACATCTGTAATATAGTTAGGCTCTTTGCACTGAAAAATGTGCAAGGAGCTTTTTTAAAGGAGGAACAACATCATGAAAGAATTCTGGAACACGATTCAACTTGTATTAGCAGCAGTCGGAGGGTGGCTTGGCTACTTCCTTGGCGGCTGTGACGGTCTGCTCTACGCACTGCTCGCCTTTGTGGTGATCGATTATATCACGGGTGTCATGTGTGCCATCGCAGACAAAAGCCTCTCCAGCGAGGTCGGCTTCAAGGGCATCTGTCGCAAGGTGCTGATTTTCCTGCTCGTTGGCATTGCCAATGTACTTGATGTGCAGGTGATCGGCACCGGCAGTGTGTTGAGAACTGCAGTGATTTTCTTCTACATCTCCAATGAGGGTGTGAGCCTTCTGGAGAACGCAGCTCATCTTGGACTGCCTGTGCCGGAGAAAATCAAACTTGTATTAGAACAGCTCCATGATAGAGCGGAAAGCGAGGATAAGTAATATGGGATATACAAATAGTTCTCTGGTGTCCTATACCAAACTCAGTCCGAATCATTCCGAACAGAGAACCCATTCCATCGACCGCATCACGCCACACTGCGTGGTCGGTCAGTTATCTGCGGAAAGTATCTGCGGATGCTTTACCAGCCCTTCTCGTCAGGCTTCCTGCAACTATGGTATCGGCACTGACGGACGTATCTCCTTATGTGTTGAAGAGAAAAATCGTAGCTGGTGCTCCTCTTCTAATGCCAATGACCAAAGAGCCATCACCATCGAATGTGCCTCTGACATGTCGGAGCCTTATGCGATGAAGGATAAAGTCTACGCTTCCCTTATCTTGCTCTGCACCGACATCTGCAAGCGTAATGGCAAGAAGAAGCTTTTATGGTTTGGGGATAAGAACAAGGCCCTGAATTATGCACCAAAGTCCGATGAGATGGTGATCACTGTCCACAGATGGTTTGCCAACAAATCCTGCCCTGGCAACTGGCTCTATGCCCGTCTCGGTGATCTGGCCGCAAAGGTTACTGCAAATCTTGGTGGAAGCACTTCTTCTACTGAGGGTACCCTTTATCGTGTACAAGTCGGAGCTTATAAGAGCAAGGCCAATGCTGACGCACAGCTTGCCCACGTAAAGGCCGCTGGCTTTGATACCTATATGGTACAGATCGGAGGGCTCTATAAGATTCAGGTTGGTGCTTACCGTGAAAAATCCAATGCTGACAACATGATGGCAAAGCTCAAGGCTACCGGTTTTGATGCCTTCATCACAACAGAATCAGATGCCTCTGTTTCAACGCTCAAATCCATTGATGAAATCGCACGTGAGATCATCCGTGGTGACTGGGGCAATGGCGCTGACAGAAGAAATCGCCTTACTGCTGCCGGATATGATTATGCAGCTGTGCAGGCAAAAGTAAATGAATTACTGGGATAACCATCAGGGTCTATGTGGATTTGCGTCCATATAGGCCCTTTTTCTTTTGGTCTGCAATGTGTATCAATGGTGCTTTCCTAACTTTTCTATAGACCTATTTTTATAGCCTATAAAGAAGTTTATACATAGACCTTGATGCACCTTGTCATTTTTATCCGCTCAAATCCATCACGAATCTCCAGTGGAAAGTGAAGAACTGAAACTGGAGGTACTTTTCATGCAGAAAGAAACAAAAGCTGTATTACAGGCAACGGATATCGCTTCTCATCTAAAGGCTGTACCGATATCATCCATCGAAATTCAACAGGATTACGACTACTTCATGGCCCAGAGAGCCAGCGAAACGCTGCTCTCCGCTGGACTTATTTCCCTGGTGGAATTCAACAAATTGACGCAGCTAAACCGCGATACATTCTCTCCGATATTCGTCGAGATTATGCCCAGAATCACTTGATATATGTAGCCTTTAGAGTGATGTATATACACTGACAAAGGAGGTGAATCACCATGAAGAAGGTAACAAAAATCGATAAAATCCAACCTTCACAGACCTCGAAGAAGAAGCTTCGCGTGGCTGCTTACTGCCGCGTTTCCACGGATTCTGATGCACAGCTCGAAAGCCTGGATACACAGAAAGAGCACTACAAAAGCTACATCACCTCCCGTGATGACTGGGCCTTTGCAGGGCTCTACTTTGACGAAGGTATCACCGGCACCAAGGCTGATAAAAGGCCAATGCTCCTGCAACTTATCGAAGATTGTAAAGCAAAGAAAATCGACTTTGTAATCACCAAGTCCATCAGCCGTCTCTCCCGAAATACTACAGACTGCCTGGAGATAGTAAGAACACTTCTGTCACTGGATATTCCGATCTATTTCGAGAAGGAAAATATCAACACCGGCTCGATGGAAAGTGAGCTGTTTCTTTCCATCCTAAGCTCTATGGCCGAAGGAGAATCCGCTTCGATTTCCGAAAATAACAAGTGGAGCATTAAGAAACGCTTCCTGGATGGAACCTATAAGCTTGGCTATGTACCTTACGGCTACCGCTGGAAGGATGGAGAAATCCTAGTAGATCCTGCGCAGGCTGAAATCGTAAAGCGCATCTTTCGAGAGCTTCTTTCCGGGAAAGGCACAGAGGCTATCGCCAAGGAGCTGAACCAGGAACAGGTTCCAACCAAGAAAGGAGGCCGCTGGACCTCTACCAGCATTCGCGACATCATCAGGAATGAAAAATACATCGGTGACTGCATTTTCCAGAAGACCTATACCGACAGCAATTTTAATCGCCACAAAAACGACGGCCACCTCGATCAGTACTATGTGCCAGATCACCACGAAGCAATTATCAGTCATGAGGATTTTGAAGCCGCATCAGCCTTGATTGAACAGCGGGCAAGTGAGAAAGGTATCAAGAAGGGAAATGCTAAGTATCAACAGCGCTATGCCTTTTCCAGCAAGATTATCTGCAGCGAATGCGGGAATACCTTCCGTAGGAGACTCCATTCCAGCACCTACGGGAAATACGCAGCCTGGGTGTGCAACACTCACCTGGAGGACACCAGCAGGTGCTCTATGCTTTATATCCGTGATGATGATTTGAAGCTGGCATTTACCACGATGATCAATAAGCTGGTCTACTGCCACAAGCTGGTCCTGAAGCCTTATTTGAAAGCACTACAGGAAAACACCGGCGATGCATCGCTTCTGAATATCCAACAATTAGAAATGTTGCTGGAGCAGAACACCGAACAGCGAGAAACCCTGCATAAGCTGATGGGACAGGGCTATATTGATCAGATTCTTTTTACCCAGGAAAACAATGCTCTTCTATCGCAGGCCAATGACTATCGCAATGAAATCGAAGCACTAAATCGCTCCCAATCACTGGATGCCACAAAGGTATACGAGACGGAGCGACTGCTACACTTCTGCGAACGTGGAGAAATGCAGCTGGAATACAGTGAAGAATTATTTGAGCTATTCGTGGATCACATTGAGGTTTATAGCCGTCAGAAAATCGGCTTTGCACTTCATTGTGGTCTTATTTTGAAGGAGATGATTTGATGGGGCACACACCCTTCGGTTACCGGATCGAGAATGGCAAGGCAGTGATAGATGAAGCTGCTGCCGCTCAGGTTCGAGACCTTTACAAGAATTATTTAAGCGGTCTATCCCTTACCAATGCTGCAAAGGAAGCCGGACTCAACCTGCTCCATTCTGGTGCCAAGCGCATGATGCTAAACAGGCATTACCTCGGAGATGACTTCTACCCGGCCATCATTGATCCGGCATCCTTTGATGCCGTCAGCGCAGAGCTTAGCAAGCGCTCTACGCAGCTCGGACGGAACGACCGCTACATTGCACCAATCATAAAAAGGCCATCTACCGCCTTTCGACTTGGTGACATTACAGAGAATTATGAAAATCCGGTCAGGCAGGCAGAATACCTATACAGCCTGATAGAAAGCGAGGTCAAATAATGGGAAATGTTATGGTCATCCCTGCAAAACGACAGGTCGGAAACACTGCCAGGCAGCAGGATGCAAAGCCAAAGCTTAGAGTCGCAGCGTATTGCAGAGTCAGTACTGACAGCGATGAGCAGGCTACAAGCTACGATGCTCAGGTTGAGCATTACACAGAATTTATACAGAAAAACCCGGAATGGGAATTTGCCGGTATCTACGCCGATGATGGTATTTCCGGCACCAACACCAAAAAGCGTGAGGACTTTAACCGTATGATTGACGACTGCGAGGCCGGAAACATCGATATGATCATCACCAAGTCCATCAGCCGATTTGCCAGAAACACGCTGGACTGCCTGAAATACATCCGCCAGCTGAAGGATAAGAACATTCCCGTCTTCTTCGAAAAGGAATCCATCAATACAATGGATGCCAAGGGTGAGGTCCTGATTACGATTATGGCTTCCCTGGCGCAGCAGGAATCACAATCCCTCAGCCAGAATGTAAAGCTGGGACTCCAGTTTCGCTACCAGAATGGCCAGGTACAGGTAAATCACAATCACTTCCTCGGCTACACCAAGGATGCAAATGGAAATCTCATCATCGATCCAGAACAAGCTGAGGTGGTCAAGCGCATCTACCGGGAGTACCTAGAGGGATACTCGATGGATCGGATTGCAAAAGGTCTGGAGGCTGACGGCATTCTCACCGGCGCTGGCAAAACAAAATGGTGGACCAGCACCATCAACAAGATTCTTCGAAATGAAAAATACATCGGTGATGCCCTTCTTCAGAAGACCTACACCACAGACTTCCTGAATAAAACCAGAGTCAAGAACAATGGCATTGTTCCGCAATATTATGTGGAGGGCAACCACGAAGCAATCATTCCAAAGGACATCTTCTTGCGGGTGCAGGAAGAGCTGGTACGCAGGCGAGTGGTCAAAACCAGTGCCAATGGCAAAAAACGCTCCTACAGCTGCAACCACTGCTTTGCACAGATTGTCATTTGCGGTGAATGTGGCGAAATGTTCCGCAGAATCCACTGGAACAACCATGGCTACAAATCCATCGTCTGGCGCTGCATCAGCAGGCTGGAGCCCACTGGCCAGGAATGCCACGCAAGAACCGTCAATGAGACTGTATTAGAAAATGTGGTAGTTCAGGCGATCAACATGCTCCTTGGCGATAAGTCCACCTACCAGGCACAACTCCAACAAAACATTGCAAAGGTGATCCGAAGCGCTCAGCAAAATACCGCTGATGGCATTGACGAAAGACTGCAGGAACTTCAGAAAGAGCTTCTCAAAAAAGCCAACAACAAAGAGGCCTATGATGGGATTGCCGATGAGATTTTCAAGCTCCGGGAGCAGCGAGAAAAATGCACAGTTGATACCGCCGCCAGGGACGCACAGATTGCCCACATCAACGAGCTACAGGACTTCATCAAGCAGCAGCCCGCACACCTGGATGCCTTCGATGAATCCCTGGTAAAACGATGGCTTGAGCGAATCATCGTCTGGGATGACCACTTCACAGTAGAGCTCAAGTCCGGACTGAAAATTGAGATTGAACGATAATTTCTTAGACGAAAAAGACTCCTCAACACTGGAACGAATCCAGTGTTGAGGAGATTTGTTTTTATAAGATTGGAATTCCGGAACTCAATTCGTTCTCATTATAATCCATCTTCAATTCTTTTTTCAGCCAATTGTAATCTTTAACAATAGTCTTTACCATATCTCCGATAAGCCTAAATTCTTCTTCATTGGCGATATCTTCACATGACGAGATATTAACATCAGGATTACCTGAATAATTGCTGTGTGCAAATCTATAAGCTACAGCAGCCTTTAATAATTCCTGAGTAGCATATTGTCCATTATCAATAATATACTCGCACAGCTGAATTTTATTAAATCGCGATATCGGTGTATCTATGTTTTCTTGATTGTTTGTTACAGTTATAGGTTCACCTTCTTTAAAGCTAATCTTTGTATTTACTCTATGTGTTGGTGAGATTTCAAGGAAAGGAGCATCTTCAAATGTCACTTCCTTCTTATCCGTCAGAAAAATAAAATGCCTTACATATTCTGACTGAATGATGATGGGATACAGCTTGCAATACAGTTCTGAATACTGCTTATAGTAAAATTCATATTTGAAATGTAAATCTGAAGAAAAGCGTTCAAATCCTTCTTTGAATTCTCTCTACCTCTTCAGTTTTACGAGTTATCTCTTCGACATCTTCCTTTGTTGCTAAATTTTCTCCCTTCTTGTCCATATATGATGGTAAGTAGTTTTTCGTAAACAATCCTAAAAGGAAAATAAAAATCAAACTCGCTATGTCTAATATCATAATAATCCAGTCCATTTAATTAATCACCTCTTCAATCCTTTCGTCATCTTAATCTACTCAAGCATTATTTATATCAGCTTTTCTTAGGAAGCTTCAAATCGACTTTGCCGCCTAATGCCGCTGCTCCAACTCCTATAACAGTTACAAGTGCCATACTTGCAGCTCCGACAAGTTTCCAGTTGAATTGCCTTTTTTCTGAATCCTTATTGTCAACGGTACTAAGAATTTTCTCTTGTTGTGCGCGTACTTCTTTTTCTTTGCTATCCACCATTTTAAGGATTTCCATTTCACCCTTGAGAATTTCACTTTTTTCCTCGAGTGTTAAATCCTCATTATCAAGGCATTTGCTATAATCGTCTCTAACCTTTTCAGCAAATGCTATAAATTCAGTTCTTCCAAGAGTTGCATCATCCATGGCCTTGTCTGCCGAGCCATAAACATGCTGCACACTGTCATCATCGCTTTCTACAATCTTTGAAAGCATCTCCTTATATTCTGACAAGGAGCTTTTTAAAAGATTTGCAAGTTCTGGGAACTGCTTAATAGCCTCCTTGGCAACCCCCGGACGCATGTTGCTGAGCATAGATGTGATACTTACAATCTCATCTTTTTTAATGGCCTTGAAATCGGTTCTCCCAAGTATATCTAGTGTTTGTTTCTCAAGCGCATTATACTCCATAGTACATAATCTCCCTTTGTTTTTATAAAACATCCATTCCACTTCCTACAAACTCCCAAAACAGTCGAGTTGCCGAATTGGTTGTCAGCCCTTTCCGTTTTCCAAAATTCATTCCAAAATCCTTGACATCTAATCCACTGTCTCAAATCGCGACATCTAATCCGAGGTTACAACCTGACACACATTTTGCAGTAGATATGTTTCCATATAAGAAAACCGAGCTTTTTCAAAAGTCTGGCTTCAAATCCAAACCTCCGAAAAAGCCCGGAAATACGTCGCTTTCTGGCACTTATTTATCTTTTCTTGACATCAAGACTACCGTCTCAACATGTGTCGATAGGGTATTTTAGATGCACTTTCCAGAGTTTTCACTGTACTCTGGGAGTGAAAAAAGTTGCACTCCTCTCTGATAAGGCTGCAAAAATTGACATGATGCACTCTCTCCTGCCCCTGCATAGAAAAAGATTGCATTGTATTTTAGATGTAAGCCAGATCAGCTTACGATTGACTCTGCTCTTTCTCTATGGTCCACTACTCATCCCTTGATGATAACTTCTAAGATATTGTACCATAGATTGTTTATTTGGGAAATTACTTCCCGATAAAAATGGGCAGAAGAAAACCTCCAAATCTGTTTTGGACTTGGAGGCTTGATTCCAACCATTTTATTATATAACCGGTTACTTTTCTAATGATTCCAAGCACAATCTATGCAAAAACCATTTCCACCATCATTTCTTAAACTTATACCACACCCACAATCTGGGCAGGTGTCAAAGACATCATCATATCCATCATCTTCTGCCTCTTGTAGAGTCCAATCCGCATCAAATGGATTAATATCCTTGGCACTAATCCTTCTTGGTAATAAAGGATACCAACAATCCAACTCGTTTCCTTTTTCAATCACATTTCCCCACCATAATACTATCGGGCATGTGTTAGATATGTTTAAGTCTGTAGCACAAAACGAACCAAAACCAAGCGAAGGTGTGAGATTATAACCTAATGGATATAGCCCCTTATGCTCCTGTATATTTTGTGTAATCGCAATACCTTTTTTCAGAAATTCTTCCTCTGCTATATCCCTGTTTACTAAATTTGAGAATATGCCTGCTGTATATTTGTATCCAGCATTCCGAAAACAATAATATACTTTTTTCCCTTTGATTTCCTCTAACTTTTCCACATATGCACTAATTTCTGGTAACTTAGATAACTTTGATGAGGGCCATAAGCAATCCTGAATTGGCTCATATGAAACTCCATTATCATGCCTTTTAATTTTTTTATTATTACATATCTCACGCCATCTAAGAATATTAATTTTAATGTTCTTAGTTTTACACAACTCTTCTAATATTCTTTTTGAAAAATCCAACCCACTCTGACACGCAATCATATAAATAACATCTATACGAGACCCTTCTGGAATCATTTCTATGCAACGTTTAATATCTTTTCTCAATCTACTTCCAGTGTATAAGCCATCATCTAAATATACATAATATTTTTCACTCATCAGCTTTCCGGTTCTTATGCCACACCCATATTTTTGATTCACTCTATCGTTTAACATCTCAACCAATTGCGACTGACTTTTCCCACTTTCTTGAATATTCCAAAAATATATATCTTTCATGGGTTCTTCATCTGTTGCATTTTCATTTTCCGATTTCAAATAATCCATCATCTTGTCTAAAAATAAATTGATCTTATCCTTTGGGAAATACCATTCTTTCAGTATATGTAAAGTTTCTTCCAGAATTATATTCTGAGTATCTGGACTAAACTGAGAAATCCACTTATGAACATGTTCTTGGTTCATTTCAATTTCAATGGAATCCTGTCTAAAACCTTTAATTATTTCTGCTATTTCTCTTTCCATTATATCTTTTTGCATTTCAGCAACATACCTCTTTCTAATATGTTTGCTTTCCTATTAAATTATTAGAAAAATCAAACAAATTATCATAATGTATTATATCAATATCATCAGCCTTTTTTCGTTCCCGTTTTATAATATATGTCTTATCTCGAAAATCCGTCCTTCTTCCAGCAACTACTACATAATGAAAACGTGACATATCTAAAACATAAAATTCTTCCGGCAAATCAAACGCACTATTTTTATATTTCCGCATAATCTCTCCAAAAGAACTATAATTTGCCGGAAGCCATCTTTTCCAATCTTCCAACTGTGATATTCCATCTCTAAATTCTGCTCCTAGTTGTCCATCTTTTAATGTAATATTCCCGTATGGGCTTTCTAATTCAACAAAAATAAACTCAAAGCCTCCAGAACTCTTTCCCAAGAGAAGATAATCAGCTTTGTACGAACTTCCCAATTGGAATTCTGGGAATAAATATGCTCCATGATTCCCAATATTAATAGATAATCCCCAAATGATAGATCCTATTATATGGTAGTATTCTTTTTCTCTTATGAAATTTAATATACTTCTTTCTGTGCATTCCGTATTATCCAACAAAGAAAGAAATTCTTCATTTGCATGCTCTAATCGTTCCACATCTCGTAATTCAGCAACATCTAGATAATTATTGGGAAAAAGCGATTTGCACATTCTTGCAGCTTTAGGATATGCCATAAAATTATTGACTCTTCCGAATCCACTTACCCTCTTTTCCCAAAATTTTCGTCCTGTTATTTCTTCATATTGCTGTTCTTCCGTTTCTGTTAACCCTAAATGGTAATCCCTCTCATATAACATACATTTGTACTATCCTATTCCATTGCAAAATAATTTTTTACTTTATTCTTTTGAACCGTTGCAACAAATGCTTTTTATGCTCATCAGCTATTGTTTTATCATAAATCAACATTTTTCCATCTTTATTAGACATAATTTCTGTTTCATTATTAAAATCCCAAAAAGAATGATTCGCTTGTTTATGTAACAAAACCTTACTTTCACAAAATTCTATTGCAGACGGATGGCAATTAAAAATTGTATAATTAGCACCTCCGGGAGTTAAAAAACTTTTATATTTAATTCCATCTATTCCCGTTTTTCGCAAATGATCCGCTATTATCTGTGTCGCCCGATAAGCATTTTCGCCCCTCACCGGCTGGGTAAAACGGAGCATTAACTGCGAAAAGAATACACCCATGCTCATTCCGTAAAACTCAGTATCTTTTCGCTGAAAAGTCTTTTCGGACTCAAAATCAATAATATATAATGGTTTTAGCACTTTGAACTTTGCAAGAGAAATCAAATCGCCAAACTGTGATTTTATCTCCATACAAGCTGTTTCTGGATTAGAGGCAATATATAAATAAGATGCTCCCGCAATATTATTTCTCCCTTCGCTTCCTATTCCTAAAATAGGTTCTCTTGAATTTATATCATCATACCCCATGAACTTATTATCTTGAGTTTTTCCAATCCCTTTTTTTAAATCATCATCATCCTCTGGATTAATAATTCTTGCTCGATAATATTCTGTCCCCACCTCTAAACATTTTTTAAACTGCGATATCTCTTTATTAAGTACGATATCATCAATAATAGATTGAATTCTTTGAATTTGTTCAATTAAACCTTGTTCTGTTTCTATTGCGTCCATAAATTTATTAAAATTATTTCTTGCATTTACAGACCATCCCCACGCATTCATTGATTCCTTAAAATCTTGCAAGTTATCATCCATATATTTCCCACCTATACATAAAATATTTTTTCTTAACTTTGCCAAACTATTAAACAGAAGCCTTCAAGTCATTAAACTCAAAGGCTTCTCATCTTCATTAAAAATTTTCTTATGCAAGTGCAGGTTCCTTCCCTGCAATAATCGCTTTCACTTCTTCTATATCCTTATCTGTGGCTGAGGCTATCTGCTCTGCTGTAAAACCATTCTTATACATTTTCATAATGAGTCCTGCCTCTCCAATCGCAATACCATCTTCTTTTATTCCCTGACTCAAGTTACACATAACGCTCACATCCTTCCTGAAGTTCTCCTCAATAGGAATATCGTATTCATTTCCAATTATGTTTAGTTTTTCATCTATTGTAAGTTCCTTGGATAACAATGCTCCCAGCAGACGGTGCAGTTCATACGTCTCATCATGTTCCGGCAGATTCTTTGCCAGTCCAAGCATGATGATATTCAGCAGGTCAAGATTTCCCTTCCATTCATAGGAACCAATCAAATCTTCCTTTGTGAGATGCACATGGCTCATGCTGCTCTCGTCCATGTTCATACATACCCAGATGGAATATACACGCTTAATGTCATTGTAGCTGGAGTTCTCAAAATCACGTTCTTTTTGTGATGAGATCAGTCTGCTTACATAAAAGATTGCCCTGTTTAAGATTTCGTATCCCTTCGGCTCGTCTTTCTGTGCTTCCACATTTATGATGATCTGTGACAATCCATCTTTCATGCGCACATAGAAAACGATATCAAATCTTACCAGACCTTCATTAATTTCTTCATTTTCTGTGTTGAAACCGACCAGCCTCTCACCATTTTTTTCGCTGGCTACATTTGTAAGTCCTGGCTCTACAGGTACAGTACTGATATGTGGTGTTCCCTCGATGCAGTCGACCACATCCTTGGGATTCATGCCCTTAAACTCATCAACTGTCTTTACCAGTATATGTGCCAGTATGCTCTTCTGTCCTAACAGACGCTTTGCACTCGTATCATACTGTGCATCCTTGTCTGTGACTTTCACTGCATTTTTTAATTCTGTATTCACTGGCCTTCCTCCTTTTTGTAACAGATATAGTCATCCCCAAAAAGGCAACTGACCACACCTATATTATAACTTACCCATTTCTTTTATACAATCAATTTTTATATTTGGAAAAGGAACAAAAGAAAAACTCCAAACCTGTCATAGACTTGGAGTCTTGATTCCGTCCATTTTTTACATTGTCTGCACCGGTGCATGTTGTTCCTGCTCCTCATGCTCCAAAGCATCCTGCTCCGGTACATGGTCTATATTTTTTGCTGCTTCCTGCACTTTTGCCATATACCGGATTTTAATGCTGCTGTAATCAACCCCTGCCGGTTCCAGCACTTTTTTCTCTAACATATTTAACATCGCTTCTGTGTCAAATTTTCCCTCAAAATAAAGTTCCTCATCCACCTTTATCGGTACATCCATTTCTTCCAGTGAACTGCCAAGGATCGTCCTCCAGCGTCCGGCTACTTTTCCACACATTTCCATAAATCTTTCATGGATATCCGGCTGTTCATTACAGGTCTGCAAAATCTTTTGTGCCACCTTTCTCCATGTAGGTGTCTCTATCCATTCTCCCGATGCGAACTGGACTGCCAGTGGTCTTTTCCCTTTCAGTTCCGCCGGGGATACTGTGATAAGGCTGCTTTCCCGGATCGTATCTCTCTTATCTGTATGCATCTCCCCACTCCGGTACATCTGGAGCAGTGCATCACATTTCGTGTTTACAAGTTGTAACATTTCCTCCCTCAGTTCTTCTATCAGTTGCTCATAATTCATACGCTTTTCTCCTCCTGTCGCACACTTACTTCATGTGCTTTTTCTATATCCACTTCCCTTTACTCATTTTCCGCTATATATCGCTCCTGCTGTTCTTTCCTATTTTTGTGCCAACAATAAAACGCCCGGATCATCGGGCATTTTATTCTTACCATAAACTGGCAGGAACAACGTTTCCTATTTGCTTGCTGCCATTCCTGCCGCAGTCTTACTCATATCGAATCTCCTGTTCCATGACAATGCCTGACTGGAACTGTATCAGCAGCTTCTCGCTGGATTCCACTTTGATGGTCGAGATCAGCCGTCTGACAAGGTCATTGTCGAACTCCTGTATCTGGCAGGTGCTTGTGCTTAAGTAATGGTCGATATCTTGGATTCTCTGTTCATAGCTGTCAGCCATCCATTTCTCGTTTCTGGCTGTTTTCTGTGCCTCTTTTAAGGCATTGATTTCCTCTGCTATGGTGCGATAGCGTTCATCAAACTCCGGTGTGTAGGAGCCGGTCTTTGCATTCTCTGCGATCAGTGCCACCATCTCTTCCTGCTTTTCTTTTATCTTTTCTTTTATCTTTTCTTCATATTCCCCGGACTCTTTTGCGGTGCTGTAGTTCCCGATGACATGGATGATGTTCTGCCGGAAGTTTTCCATAAATTCCATATCATCACTCGTGATCCTGTGGATGGTCTCCATCACTGCCCTGTTTAATGCGTTCTCTTCGAGTGTCTCGGATTCCCCGCATTTCTTCACCCCGTTGGTCAGCCGGTTGCTGCATCTCCAGACAACTTTCTTTTTCCCGTTTCTCGCCCAGGTGACTCTCCGGTACTCCTGCCCGCATTTTCCGCAGATCAGCATGCCGGTCAGTGCATAGGTGGAGGAATACCTGCTCCTCTGATTCTTCTTCCGGGTGACAGCCGCCTTGCATAAGGATGCCCTCCGCATCATCTCTTCCTGTACCCTGTAGAACAGCTCTTTCGGTATGATCGCCTCATGGTCATCTTCCACATAATACTGCGGTACGAGTCCGGTGTTCTTTACTTTCTTTTTTGTCATGAAATCCACCGTGTAGGTTTTCTGCAGGAGTGCATCTCCCATGTATTTTTCATTGCGGAGCATTTTGTCTATTACTGTGGAATGCCATTTGTCCTGCCCTGTGGCGGTCTTGATTCCCTGCTCTTCCAGATGCTTTGCGATTTTCCCGGTACTGTAGCCTTCCAGATAAAGGCGGAAGATCAGCTTTACAATCTCTGCCTCTTCGGGTACGATGACCAGGTCCCCGTCCTCGTTTTTGGTGTATCCCATGAACTTTGTGCAGTTTACGATGACCTTGCCTTTTTCAAATTTCCTCACGACTCCCCAGCGGATATTCTCGCTGATGTTGCGGCTCTCCTCCTGCGCCAGACTGCTTAAGATGGTGATAAGGATTTCGCCGGTTCCCTCCAGTGTATTGATTCCCTCTTTCTCAAACACCACCGCCACGTTCTTTTCCTTCAGTTTTCGGATGGTCACCAGCGAGTCTACCGTGTTCCTCGCAAACCTGCTGACCGACTTTGTAAGGATCATGTCGATTTTTCCGGCAAGGGCATCCTGTATCATGGCATTAAAGTCTGCCCTCTTTTTGGTGTTTGTTCCACTCTTCCCGTCATCTGCATAGATGCCGGCATTTTTCCAGTTTTCGTTTTCGGATATCTTGCTGGTATAATACTCCACTTGTGCCTCATAGCTGCTGTCCTGCTCTTCCAGTTCCGTACTGACACGGCAGTAGGCAGCGACCTTCATTTTCTTCTCTGACAGTTTCACATTCCGGTCATACTGCACCTTGGCAGGTATCATGCTGATCTTTTTTGCTGTTTCTGCCATCTGCTCTCCCTCCTAATCCTTGTACCCGGCTGTGACACGGCTCCCATTGATAAGCTCCACTTCTGCCATGTTTCCACCATGCACCCAGATGCGTGCGATTATTTTTCTATATAAATTTTCATCAAATGTTTCCAGTTTCTTTTTCTCTGCAAGGATGTTTTTGATCTCCTCTGCCCGGAACTCCCCATCCCTGACCTCCAGTGTCCGGTAGCGTTCCTCTGCCCTTTCATAGAGCAGTTTCATCAGGTCTGTCTCTGTGCTTTCCTGCTCTTCTTTCATCCGCTGCAGGTTCCGCTCCAGAACCCGGTACTGAGGGCTGACCTTTTCCTCCTGCCTTTGTACTCGGAGCAGGCCTTTGTTTCGTATCACTGCATTGATGGCTTCCACACACACCTGCTTTGCCTGCCCGTCTGTAATAAAACTGTTCCTGCAGTTTTTTGCTCTGCCAGCCGTATAGTTTTTACATCTCCATCTTGCGACACCGCCTCTATCCTTATTCCGCGGCTGGATATGGCTGCATACTGCCCCGCATTCTGCACACCAGATGACACCTCCGAAGAGGATTCTCTCATCCCTGCCGGGCCGGTGGTCTGCCCTTCCAAGCTCTGCCCTCACCTTTTCCCGTCTGCACTGGACTCTCTCAAACAGTTCTTCTCCTATGAGTTGCGGATAGTATTCTGTGCCAAGGTAGCTTGGGTTTTCCAGTATCCTGCCAATGGATGCATGGGTCCAGGACACTTTCCCTTTTGCATTGCATATGTTTCTCCCTTTCAGGTTCTGGGCGATCCTGCCTGCCGCCACTCCGCTGTCATAGTCTGTAAATATCTGTTCCACAATCTTTCTTTGCTCTTCGCAGATGGTGATTTTTCCATCCACAACTTTATAGCCGATTGGCATGTGCCACTGCATCCTGTCCACCTCCCCTCTCCGTCAGTTTCAGTCCGTTGTACAGGCAGAAGGTGATGTCGTGTTCTTTGGAGACCACGATCTTCTCCGCTGTCATTTTAAACAGTTGCTCGTCAAACTCCTCCATTAATCCGTCCTGTTCTGCGATCAGTTGGATAAGCTGTTCGGTCCGCACGATTTCTTTTGTCCTTCTCAGCTTTCTGGTCAAAAGTGTCTTTTTTCTCCTGCATTCCGTCAGTTGCCAGCCAAGCTTGCTACTGCTCTCCATAAAAAGAGCAGAGTCCATATATCCTTTCCTCATGACTTGGTTTAGGATTTGGCTCTGCTCGCTTATATCTTTGATTTCCTTATCCAGTTGTCTGATTTCCTCACTGTCCTGCCTTGCTGCCACAAGTTCTGTCAGCTCTTTTAACAGCGGCTCTAATATCGTTCCCTGATTGGTGTACAGCTTGTTCCACATGTCTGTAAAAGCCCGGTGCAGCACATCCTCCCGGATGGCTTTCAGGCAGCAGCTCTCTTTATCCTCCACATGTCCGCTGCACGTCCAGATGATTTTTTCATATGGTTTCCCGATGTAGATTTTCTGCCGCCGGAAGGTTCTTCCGCACTCTCCGCAGATGATTCTGCCGGAAAACAGGTATCTTTTGGTGTAGTCACTCTTGTTCATGTGCAGTACATCCACCCGGTATGCCATCAGGTTGCGTACCGCTTCTGCCTCCTCATGTGTGACGATTGGCGGATGGCTGTCTTTGATGAGATACTGGTTTCTCTGTCCGTTGTTTACCCTGCGGACAAATGGGAACCTTGTTTCTGTATATGTCCTCTGCTGAAGCATATCTCCCTCATAAATGGGATTTTTCAGAATGTCCTGTATCACCCCGTCCTGCCACTTTTCTGCACCCCGGATTGTTGGAATGCCTTTCTGGTTCAGTGCCTTTGCTATCACATACACTCCCATGCCGTTTAAGTAAGACTCATAAATCCACCTTACGGTTTCTGCCTCGGATTCTATGATGACTAAATTTCCATCCTCGTCTTTTCCATAGCCATACGCTGGCGTCGATATGATATAGGTTCCATCCTGAAAGCGTTTCTGTATCGCCCAGCGGTTGTTGCTTGAGATGTTTTCTGATTCCCCCTGCGCCACCGATGCCAGGATGGTAATGAACAGCTCGCTTTTTTCTGACAGCGTGTTGATGTTCTCCTTCTCGAAGTAGATTCCAACGCCGATCTCTTTCAGCTTTCGGATGGTCTGGATGCATTCCACCGTATTTCTTGCAAATCTTGTGATGGATTTCGTAAGGATCAGGTCGATGTTCCCATCCTCACAGTCTGAAATCATCATCTGGAACTCATCCCTGTGCTTTACGTTTGTTCCGCTGATTCCTTCATCCGCATACACCCCGGCAAACTCCCACAGAGGGTTGCTCTCGATCTTTTCCGTATAGTACTCGACCTGTGCAGTATAGGAAGTTGCCTGTGCCTGACTGCCGGTACTGACTCTGGCATACCCGCACACTTTCAGTCTGCGTTCTTCCTGTGTATGTTTCTGCTCTTTTGCTGCCTTTATGACAGTCACTTTTTTTGCCATGCTATTTTCTCCTTTCCCAGTATTTTCAAGGGTTTGCACTCCCTGTCAGCAACATACACTACCACATAGTCCTTGATATATCCAGTGTTATTACAGATATACTTTTGCCAGTTCTGGGGAAAAGGTCTTGACATTCAAAACCCGGATTTTTTCCCATTCTTCCTCGGTTAACAGCTTATCTTCATGCATCCTTTTCAAGAGAAATTCGGCAATCTTATACCGCACCTCATTCGCTCCGCCTTCCATCATCTCTCCCCCTTTTTCCTCCCGCAATTTAAGTAAGTTAAATTCATTCTCCCAAGAAAAACACTTCCGCCCAGAAGAAACACCTTTACATCATCCCAATTTCAGCCATGGTTGCTGCCTCATCCTCTTCCCGGAAATACTGTTCCGATACATCCCTGCTGACTGAAAGCACCTCTCCTGCGTCCTTTTCTCCCATCTGAATCGGGATTAAGAACGGATGGATTTCCTTGCAGAATTCCTGATTGGGACAGCTATTGATAAAATAGCCGCAGGTATCTAATATCAGCCTGTCACACATATCTGTGATGACGATCTTTTCAGCCTCAAACATGTGGCTGCCAATATAATTTGCGATATTTTCTGCCGTAGTCGAGATATAGTCCTCTTTCCGCTCCCCTCCATCACTTGGATAAAGATAGGCATATCCTGCCCTCTCCGTTTCAAAAATCCTTAACATCATTTCGGTATCTTCTTTCTTCATTTCCTGTTTTCCTCCATTCCCCATTTTTCAGCTTTTCTTAACTCCACAAGAATACGGCGGAAGTCACCCTCCGCCGCATGGTTTCTGTAATTAAGTCTTACTGCCATAATCCTTCACTTCATAAATAAAAAGTGTCTGTCCCTATTCGTCACTACTCCCCGGAACGAAATGCCGCCAAAACAGAGAAGAAAAAATCTCAAAGCGGCATTTCATGGGCAGTCAGTCCAGACTGTCTTTGGTCCCTGCCACTCGGACAGGCAGACATCACAGGTATCTCACCTCCACCACTGCGTGCTGGCTAATCTCAAGGTGTATCATTATAGGCCATTCCCCTCTTCGCGCCTGTCCACCACAGACAGGCTGTACCCCGGCTTTCCCGCTCGGCTCCTTAGATGCGATCTTTTTCACAGCATGGCTGGCAGAAAGAACATCTGCCCGATTGCTGCAGGAGTGTCACTGCGCCCCGGTTACGGCTCATGAAACGGCTAACGTATCTGAACTGCTGGATATGGCTGGCAGGATATGGCGTGATTCCATCCTGCGCTCGGAGCCCTGCATTCCTCTCCGGCATTTTTCAATGTGCGTTTTGTCTGCCTGTGTCGTATCCACACACGAGACATGAGAGGATTCCCGGAAGAGACCATCTGTCCAGAAAAAGTTCCTCTCATAAGGTACTCACAGAAAAACACGTTTTGAGGGGGTATTAATCAAAATATTTTTTTATTTTCTTTACCGCACCGTTTATGCTCTCCCGGATGTTCTTCTCTCCGACCCCTTCTTTCGCTGCAATCTGCCGGTATGTCATGCCCTCAAAAAAATAAAAATGCAGCCGCTCTCTCTGCACTGGGGTGAGTGACTGCATTGCTTTCTGCAGGGTTTCTATTTCCATCTGCCGGATGACCGTATCCTCTACCGATTCCCCGGTCAGCTCCACCAGATCTTCCGTTTCTCCCTCTGTATATCCGTCCTTGGTCGTATGTCTGATATCCCGCATTTCCTGTGCGTGGGCTTCTTTGCGGAACGTATCGACAAGTGCCTCGTAGACTTCTCTGGTCACATAGGTGTATTCCAGTTCACCAACTGCATCTTTATAAAAATCCTTTACTCTGATCCTGATCCATTCTGACATTCAAATGTCCTCCATTTCGTAATTTTTTTGAAATGAAGGACATCTGGCGGACCTCTGGGTTCTGCTTTACTGGAAAAAGACAATAAAAAAAGGTGCTGTTCCCATGCAAAATAAAGCATGCAAAACTGCACCCGGATGTTATCCTTATGAACTTTTCCCTTTCTGCCGCCCCCTGCAATCCGGTGCGGCATGAATTCCCAAAAACATGCCACGCCTTTCTTCTCCTAAGCCTTTTTGCGGTACTATACTTGGAAAGAAAGTTCGCTTCAATATAAGTGTAATAAGTCTTACGGTACCTGTAATAAGTTACCGTCTTGGATTGTCATCCCTCCTGTTTTCCAGAAAAAAAGTCCCTTCCGCATGTTCGGAAAGGACTATCCATTTTCGGTATGTGATTGTATCCATAACTGTGCTTTTCCTACGAGCATGAACAGTGCCGTGATGCAGATTCCCGTATAAACAGCGTAAGCATACGGTATCTGGCCTGCATGCCACAAAATGCCAAGCACAGCCAGTTCCAAAGCTGCGATCAGCCTTGCTTTTCTGCCAAAATGCTTTTGTTCCTCTTTATCCAGCTTCCGGTTCTTGCTGTGCATGGGACTGAGTAAAAAAATGATCCCTGCGGACACCAGCAATACTGCCAGCAGCCATGCCAGCGATGTCTTGTAAAACACAGCCTGTGTATAAACCGGAACCAGCAGCACCAGATTAGAACCAAGATAACAGAAAACCCTGCTGTCTGAGTGATATCCACCGGTATAACTGCGAAGAACCATAAAAGACAGGGTAAACACTGCCACAACCGCCAGTTGCTCTGTAAGCAGGCCGATGACCAGTGCTGTCACAACGTTTAGAAGCAGGATCATACCATTGCGTATTCCAAACTGGTATAATTCCTGCTCCTCCTCTTTTATGATTCCCCGCTCAACCATACGATGGCTGAGCCATTTCGTCATGATTTAAAACCTTCTGAGTTTTTTGGAATCTTCCGGCATCTTGTCCTGTCCCAGATACCACATGCAGGAACGGTTCGTTGCCATGGTTGTCACCATAAGTGCCAGTGCTGCCATCACACTCATGGATTTGCTGCTCAGTCGGTACATCCAGTTTCTTTTCTTCATTTTTAGTAAAACCCTCCTTTTTTTGATGTTTTCACTCTAACAGTTTCCATGTAAAAATCAATCTATCTGTAACAAGTTGCAGGTTTGCTGTAATAAGTTGCAGTCTCACTCCAGTTTTGCAACTCCGTTGAGCAGAAGGACTGCCTCAAAATGTTCCCCCTGATCCTTTAACATCAGCTCCCCACCGTATTTTTCTGCCACTTTCCGCACCGAACGGATTCCCCTGCCGTGTTTTATTTTATCTTTTTTGCTTGTCTGTTGATAGGAACTTGTCCCGGATGGCTTGCTGTTCTTAATGGATAAAAGCAGTCTGCCCTCCTGAAACTTTGATTCCACATGAACATACCGTTTTTCCTGTTCCACTGCCATCGCTGCCTCTATCGCATTATCCAAAAGATTCCCATACAGAACACCCATGTCCCCGATATCTACGGATACTCTCTGGGGGAGCAGCGTTGTAACCTGCATCGGTATCTCTTTCTCTTTTGCCTTTACGCTTTTTACTTTTAATATGGCATTCACCACAGGATTTGCGGAATAAATGATCTCTTCTGCCAGCCGGATATCTCCCAATACTTCCTGCAGTCTGTCCTTGATCAGTTCCGCACTTCCCTGTTCCGCCGCTGCGAGCAGTCCCGTCAGCCGGTTCTTCATATCATGCCGGATGTCCTGTATCTGTTCCTGATACCGTTCCATGTCCTGATAGTATTCGTTCCGGTATAAGATTTCCCTCTGGATCATTTCCTCTTCGTGCTGTTTTTCTTCCACTGTCGTATACTTTTCAATCATCAGAAAAATTACATAATTAGTGATGATAATGACAAAGATGATGCACATGCACAGCACGACCATCTGTGCCGAGATTAATTCTTTTGCAACCTCTATCAGTAAAAAGCAACTGATCAGGCTGCATAAAGGTATCATTGTCAACATATATTGCGTTTCTTTTGGCATTGCTGATAGTCGAATGCTTTTTCCAGATTTCAGTCTGCAAAACACCTCCACAATTGTTGCTTTCAAAAGTGCCATAAAAAACACGATAAAATAATATGAAACCGTGGTATCGTCCAACACCTTTTCCATGAATGCCTTATTAAACAAATATCCTAACGGTTCTGCAACTCCCATAATCCCCATATACAGCAGAACCGCAATCAGCCTGCTTACAATCCCTGCCTCATACTGGCAGACATATACACAGAGAATCGCAACCATCGTCACAAAATTCAGCCAGCTTATCCCCATCTGGTTCACCGCACTTCCAATCAGCTCGCACACTATCAGCAGAAGAACAGAAAACTCCATGGAAGTTTTTCTGTTTCCGATGAACTCCTCTAAATACCTGCGGTAAATGCAGAGGTCAAAAAGATTTATGACAAGCCTCACCCCATATAATGCCATGTCACATTCCTCCCTGCACAAATGCGATGTGCTTTTCCGTCAGCTCCTTCCGGTACCCTCTTGTCACTCCCAGCTCTGTGCCGTCTATAAGCATGACCATGCCGCTGGATACAGAATGAACATGTTTCAAATTAACGATAAAAGAGCCATGAACGGCGGCAAACATGCGCTCGTCCAGTTTCTCCCATATTTCATTCAGGTTCATGTTGGACTGATATTTCATTTTCTTTGTGTGGATTATCGCCTGACGCCCCCGCTTTTCCAGATACAGGATTTCGTCAAACTTCAGACTGTACCGCACCCTGCGGTAACTAAATGAAAAACTCTGATTGGTCAGATTCAGATAGGTTCCTGCCTTCTCAAACAGCACACGGAGCCTTTCTTCTGAGATTGGTTTTGGAATAAAATCAAATGTGACAACTTCAAATACACTTGGCATGTATTTGGTATAGCTGGTAAGAAACACCAGCAATGCTTTGGAATCTGTCTCACGGATCTGTTTTGCCACCGCAAGTCCGTCCATTCCAGGCATCTCAATATCAAGAATGTACATATCCGGCTTTTGCTCCGCATCTGCACATTCCCTCAATAATTCTTCCGGTCTGGTATAAAACACATACTCCACCGCATAGTCGATCATACGCAGTGTATAGCGTCTGATCCTTTCAATGTCCTGCTGATTATCATCGCAGATTGCTACCCTCATATATCGTCTCCTTCTCAAAATATATTGATCAAATATACATCCCGGAGACTGTACTGCTTTAACGGCCTGTCATCAGCTTTCTCATATACGCAAGCATACGGTCTATAAATGCATCCCGTTCCTCCCTGCTACAGTTTGCAAGGAACAGTTCAATATCAACCTTATGATTTGTATCCCCCGTAACCAGATAAGTCGGCTCAATCCTGTACTTCTCATACAAGATCAGCATTTTCTCTGGCTGTAAGCCATAGACACCACTTTCGATTTTGCGATAATGCTCTACCCCTACATCCAGCGTCTCTGCAAAAACTTCCTGCGTATATCCACTGTTTTCTCTGGCGGTTTGCAACCTTTTTCCAATCTGTATATTGATTTCCTTCTTCTCTGCTTTCATGGAATTCACCTCGCTTTTATGGTAATGATACCAACGAGAAATACCCGAAAACAGATTGCAATACAACACTTCAAAAGTCGTATTGCGACATATCCCCATAAACGAAAAGTGAGCAGCAGACACCAATCCGCTACTCGCCTTCTATCTTTCTTTATTCTAATTACATTTCCTGTTATTCCACCAGTTTCCCAAGCACCACATGATTATATTGGTAACTCACAATCCTTTAGCCAAAATCGCAGTTCCATAACAGTCACAGCAATTTTATATTTTACTTCGATTTCAAC